GTTCTGTATTCATTAATTGAGTAAGATGTGCTTTATCTCTTACACCTTCGTACGCACTGACATTTAAAAAATCTATCTTAAAATAGCCTCGATCTTCAGCCGATTTATAGTCAAGTGTGCTAGAATTTTCTATAGGATTGTAAGGAATACTCTGCACATAAATGCCAGTATTGTGTCGCTTGTTTGATTCTAAGATAGCATCGATGTGTTTGATCTTTTTAAGAGCAACGGCTCTATTAGCAAAGTCTAAATCAATATCTGGCATCTATCTTCTCCCAATCATTCTTGCCATCGGTAGAATGGCCTCGATATTTTTCGCCCGTCTCTAAATCAACTAATAACCATTTCTCTGGACACTTAGTTTTTACCTTAAGTGTTTTAGGAACTGCTAATTCCTCTACTTCACTACCGTCTTGTAATTTTCTTGTTTTCATATGTGCGACTCCTTAACTACTTCGCGCACTAATTCAACATCTGCTGATTGCCTTTTAAATTTGCTAACCCAAAACGGTACATCCATCACTACACTAACTGCTAGTAATTGTTCGTCGCTGAATTTCTTTAACATATCTTTGCCGCTGGTACAATTTAAAATTAACCACGGACTTATTTTTCCATCTCTAACATCATAGCAAGCTCTGCTCAAGCTAACATAATTGAAATAATGATTCCACTGTGCATTGTTATCGTTGGCCCATGATACCATGTGTCCAATGCTACGTTCTAAGGCAGTTTCAACTCCCTCTGTCTTAACTAGATTGATCACGTACTGATCATACAGTTCATCTCTGCACCAATGATCTAACTTGACACCGCTAGTAACAACATAGTTGATAAATTTATCTGGGTACAGAGGATTGACATTACTGACAAAGCTGCCAAACTTAACAAATGCATTATAGTATGGGCTTTTTGCAAACTCTTCATAGGTCTTATCTTGCTTGCTATTCTGTGTAGTTCTATAGAATCTATTATAAGTATCATAGCCCAATACTACATGTTTTTCAGTTTTTGCTAGTGCTCTACGTTTTTGCTCACATACGTGTACTGCTAAAGTTTTTTCTTTAGAGAATGTATTTTTACAATATTGACAAGTGAATACGCCGTCGACCAGTGCCATCATTTTAATTTCTTAGCAATTGTAGCTTCGTCTTGTCCGTGCTTTCGTGCAAGATCTTTAAGCTCTTTGTCTGTGGATATTTCAGCCATTAGTTCAAGTTCATCATTCTTAAGATTAGGATAAAACTCTTCTAAGAACTTGATTTTTTTATTACCATTACCAGTGCGTTTTTTATTGCCCAACCATTGATGGAAAAATACCTTCTCACCGTTATAGCTACACATGCACAATAACAACCATAGTAGTTTAGGATGTTTTTGTAATTCGTTCCAGTTTTTATTAAAATATTCGTTAACAGTTAACACAAAATGTTCTTGTACTTCTCGACTTTGTCCTTGAACATTACTGATATAACGGTTGAGGATATAGTATTCATTTTTAAGAGCCTTACGCTGGTCGTCAGTCATTTCGTCCCATGCTGTGCGCAGGTTCATGTCTACAAACGCTAACTTCTCTTTTAACTCAATCTTATCACTCATTTGTCGTCTTTGGTCATTCTATACAGTATTTTAACATTTTCTATGGCTTTTTGCAAGGCCGGGTTCTTCTTTCCGGATAACCTGATATCAGTCCATTCTCTAAGATCATCCATTTCTATTTGCCCTAAAGACCGTGGATCAAAGGCTGGATTTTTATTATCGTAATCCCATCCAATTATTTGCCGGGTATTAGGATCTGCACCGAACTCGCGAGCATATACTACATTTTTATTTCTCTCGTAAATGTAAGTCGCACCTGGTTTAAGATTACCCACTATTAGTCCTTTGGAATTAATTTAATGTCAAATGCCATTACTGTACGATTGCCAATACCCTTCCACGGATATACCGTGTGTGGTAAATGACTTGGAAACAAAATTACAGTACCCGGTGTTGGACTATATTTCCATGTATCGGTCATGACAAATTTACCAATATCTTTAGTATGTGGCAATCGAAATAGTATCTGACTATCACTCGGTGCACTACCTTCAGATAATTCGGGAGCATTAATGTAAATATTTCCGCTTAGATTTCCCATGGGATGTGTGTGCATTTCTTGGTAATCGCCCGGACCTTGTTTAATAGTCCATATACTGACAACTTGAGGTTTACAGTATTTTAGTTCTTCAGTACCACTTTGTTGCGAAACTAATTCCATATATCCTGTGGCAATTTTTTCAATCCATTGTGTTAACCACGTAACATCAATACCTAATACATTAGGGTATACTTGAATTTGTTGACCACCCCTTAAACTGATAGCAATACTGGCATCATTTAAATCTGGTCTCGAGTGGAGTGTTTCAGATAAACTGAAAATTTGACTAAATTCTACCGGCGGAACTGCATCCATGGCAATAACAGTTGGTTGAAAATATGCTATTTTTAATGTCATAATAATTTGTCCAATAAAATAATTTCATTTTGTCTCGATATTTCTTTGACAAAATACACACAATCTGGTTTTTCACCGAAACGGGTAGGAGTTGCTAATAATTGTCCGTTTTTCATTTTAGGAAAATACCATTTGACATCGTTATAAAAATTAACAATTTCGATCTTCTTAAATTCAACTCTAAACGAACTTAGAGGATTAAAACACAGTGCTTCAAATCCGCGATCGTTTAAGCTAGTCAATGGTAATATTTCAATATCACACCCACTTTGACTGTCACCTACTGCTATTGACCAATCGATAGGCATAGTAACTTCATCTTCGCCTATGCGCAATACCATTGCAGGAGCATTAAAACTTTCCAAGAAAATTAACGGCATGAATAGGAAATCTGGATCTTTAGGATCACTATTATCTAATACAGCAAATCGTGTATTTTCATCAACTTCATCGGGCAAGTTGTTTAATGAAAATGTTTGGTCATCTAGGGTTAATATCTGCATACGTTCTTATTTTTGCCAATCCGTTTTTGTTATTGTAAATGGATATTTGGCATCCTTGTAAAATTTCTTCCTCGTTGTGAGGTGACGCTTGGCATATTTGCAAGTTGAAGTAAGGTCCCAAATTTGTACAAAATCTTTATCTTCGGCTTTACGAATACCACGTCCGATACTTTGTATAACACGTACAAAGCTCTTGCCGGGTTCCAGCAACACAAGATTAAAAATACGGGGAATATTAATACCCACCGCTGCTACACCAAATGTTGCTACGGTAACTTTATTATCATTGGTAGCATGTTCTTTGTACTCTTCCGCACGTTTAGTGCCCTTAACTTCGCCTGAAATAAACACAGCGCCTTCTATTAAATCTATTAATTGTTTGCCTGAATCGATTCTATTAACTAGTACCAATGTGTTGCCTGTTTCTGATAAGCCTTTAACTAATTCTGCGATATACTTTAATCTGTCAGGATCTGTCACAAGATATTTTAATTCTTCTGCATATGATCTGAACTCTGGAAGATCGATCATTTGTACCACATTCACATGTAGGTTACTTAATACTCCCATCTCTTGTAGTTGATGCGCTTTGATACCTCCCACCACTGGTCCAATGCTGGCAAATATAGGTTGTGACTCATAGTCATCCTTAGGAACAGTTCCAGTTAATCCCCAACGTATAGGTGCATTACATAAGTTCTGTGTGAGTAAATTGCGTAATACATCTGCTTTGGCCATATGTACTTCGTCAACGATAACTGTTTTGACTCCATCAAGAAATTCAGCTAGAGTTAGTGCTAGATCTTCATCCCATCTCTTGGATTTCTTATCTAGGATGTTTAGACTTTGCCATGTACAGATAGTATGTGTTTTGTTTAGGTCCTTGCGATCTCCGAAGTAAACACCTACATCAAGACCGACATTGATATAATCTTCTTCTGTTTGTGTAACAAGATCTTTATTGGGGACTATGACAATTGTACGACCATATTTTTCTGCTGAATGACTTAATGTTGCTGTCATGATTGTTTTACCAGCGCCTGTAGCAACTTCTTGTAGGGCTTGTGTATTAGTGAAAAATCTGTTGACTACTTCAACTTGATCGTCACGCAACATAATAGGTTCGCCGGCAAATCTATGTCCCACTGGCCATACTTTTCCTTGATCCGCCCAGTAACTGTTGGTAATTTCTGGAAATGTAATTTTAGCAGTAGTACGCAAATCTTCAACATCTTCAACCCCAATTCCTATACTGGCCAGCACTTCTAAACACTTTTCTAACTGGCTCAAATAACCATTGCCACCGAGCCCAAACATACTGACCATGCCGTCCCATCGACCTAACTTGTATGCAGGTTGATAGCGAGCAGTTGGATTTTCATATTTAAAGGTGTTGGTTAACTTCTTGCGAGCATCTAATGGCAAGTTCTCAAATTTGATGTTAACTTCGTCTCTAATGACCAATTTTACCGCCATGCGTTTTCTATCCTTTTATCGGCCATTGCAGGTTCATTAGCCCACTCTATAATTAAATCACAACAGTTAGAGTATACAGCAGTTTTACCGTGACGTAAACCCATACGGCTATCTAGGGCAACAACGCTCATAGGACGCCAGGCATTTTTTATGAAAAATTTCGGTATTTTTCCACTTTGTACTGCTACCACTTGTGTATCTTTTTCTAATTTATAATTATATTGTTTTTCTGCGATCAACTGATTAAATTGTTTTCCAACTCCGTCATTGGGTAATCTAAAGTATACACCAACTCGATCAGCAATGTCATTTTCTTCCAAGGATTTTGACAAAATTTCAAGATTTTCGAAATAATTATCAGCAGTGTTGCTGTCAAAAATTACCAGTAGTGGCAATCTTTTTAAACTAACCAAACTGGCAATGACATCAGTGAGTGCATGTTCTTTTCGATCCACCCATACTTTTGTTTTATATCTACCGGCAATGACTTCGGTCAGTGTTTCACCTGGATTTTTTGGATTTTCTGTGGCATACTGATATCGCATGCTACGATCATTAATGATATTTTGATCGATAGGTGTTTCAACTCCCAGATCAGCAGTAATGGCTTTTAAAAAGTTTTTATGTTCAATGTTGGTAATTAAGAATTGATTCCTTACTTGATTTTCTGACCATGATTTTATCACATTGTAGTGGTTTTTTATGGTCTCATCGATATCAAACTTTAAGGGTTCAAGCGTGTTGACCACAGTGACAATATTTTTTTCAGTTAGGTCAACATAGTAAACTTTACCATTATTACCCAATACAACATTGTCTAATATTTTCACTAAATCTTGGATGACTTTTCGAAGTTGTGACGAAAATGTAAATTCTATAGCCAATGCTGGCTCACCGTATTCATTATTGCTGATGTATAACTTTTTTACTTGTTCAATCTGCCGAAACTTTTTAGACCACCTAGGTTCTGCTGTTGCTTCAGCTATTTGATTGAAAAATTCCGACAATCGACTTTGATTTTCTTTGAGAATTTTTAATAATAATCGAGCTTGATTTTCTGTTATGAAAAAATTGCTTGTAACTGATCCTGCTAAATTTGTTAATACATCAAAATCTCTTTTTGACAAAAGATCTTTAGCATAGTTGTTGGGGTGATTTATAATCAGTAATAATAAATTATCAATTGTTGTCATAGTAGTAAGTATACACTAACTTTTAAAATAATACAACCATTTAGAAAAAAATAGGCCTCAATTTTATTTAAGGCCTACGGAATCAATTTTGAGCAGATTGATTATAAACTTGCGTCTTCCATACCGGCAACACGCAATTTTACAATGTTAGTAATTTGCCACTGTTTTTGATCTAATGCTTTGGTAATGCCTAACCACTTGTTACGAAGTAGGGCGAACTCGTTGATAATTTTTTCAAAGTCAACTACATCTGCTTCACCTTCCACAAATTTTTCACAATCTCGGCTACTTAGAGAACGCTGATAGTTTTCTAAATATTTGCGAAAATGACTGCTTTTCAATCGGCGTAATTCAATGTTAAGGTATTCTAATATTGCTTCAATTTCCTGCAGTTGACTAAACCTCTGTTCAACTACGCCAGGCATTGCTGCCGCGGCACGTTCAACATTTCCGTGGATATTACATTCTTTACGAGCTTCAGTTAATTCAGCTTCAAAGTAATCTGCCGCATCGGGAATATTACTAATATCTTTAGAAACTTTAGAATACCAACCCATTAAAACTCCAATTCGTCGACGTCATCTTCGTCGTCAA